CTCGCCGGCGTGGCGCGCGATCGCGAGCTCATGCGCCACGGCGACGACAAGGTCGTCGCAACGCTGCCGGCCATCGTCGTCGAAGATCTCATTCACCGCGGGATCTACCACGACGAGGACGCCTTCAGGCGCTGGCTTAACGGTCCCGAGGCCGCGCCCTGGCGCAAATGGCAAGGGAGGGTCTGAAATGCCCTACGACCGCAAGCACTTCTTCGACACGGTTCGGAAAGACCTGTTCCGCGGGACGCTGACCCAGGATCAGGTCGACGGCATGAACTATCTGCTCGAGGTTTGGGAGAAGCATTTCGAGGCCGACAACCCGCGCGACGGAACCAAGTGGTTGGCCTATGCGCTGGCGACCTTCTTCCACGAAACGGCTGAGAAAATGCAGCCGATCGAGGAATACGGCAAGGGCTCGGGCAAAAGCTACGGCAAGCCGACCGGGCCGCACAACCAGGCCTATTACGGGCGCGGCCACGTCCAGCTGACCTGGGAGGAGAACTACAAGAACGGCCAGAAATTCCTCAAGGATCGCTACGGCGTGGACGCCAACATCCACCCCGAGGCGCACAAGATGCTGCACCCGCAGACGTCGGCCTTGGTGAGCTACGACGGCATGATTTACGGGTGGTTCACCGGCGTGGGCTTGCCGAAGTATTTCAATTCCACAACGGAAGATCCAAAGAACGCGCGCCGCATCGTCAACGGGACCGACAAGGCCGATCTGATCGCTGGCTACTACTGGAAATTCATCAAGGCGCTGAAGCAAGTCCCCGCCGCCACGCCGATGGTGGAGGCCGAGCTGCCGGGGCTTCCCAAAGGGCCAGCCATGCCGGAGCCGTCGTGATGCCGGCCGGCCTCCTCAAGCTCATCGTCAAGTGACATGGCCGCCAACGAGCTCGTCATCCCGCCGCCGACGCCGAAGCTGCTCGACTATCCGGCGTCTGTCGGCCTCGTCATCGCGGTCGCTCTGACCGCCATTCTGCTCATCGTTTCGGGTCGGTTCGATCACACCGGCGGCACGCTCACGGTGTCGCTTCTCGTCATTCTCTCGTTTTTGGGCCTCGTCACCTATTGCGCGTTTTTCACCATTCCCACCGATGAAATCACGTCGGGCGCGATCGGCGGCCTGGTCGCCGCGTTCGGCGCCGTCGTCGCCTTTTGGCTCGGCGGCGGCCGCAGAAAGGACCCGCCATGAGCCCGCTCGGCATCGTTCTCCTCGTCATCCTCCTCCTGCTTTTGTTCGGCGGCTTCTCGGGCGGCGTCGGCCCTTATCAATGGGGCCACGGCTACGGCTTCGGCAACGGCGGCATAGGGGTCGTCGGGATCATCCTCATCATCATCCTCATCCTGGCGCTATTGGGCTACCTATGAGCGGCTGGCTGGATTGGATTTTCGGCAATCGGCCGGACTACGATGACGATCCCGTCAGGGGCGGCGATCAGTCCAATCGCCTGCCGCTAACGAGGAAAGCGCAGCCTGTCTATCAGGCGATGCCGACGTCGCCGAATATCGATGACCGGCGACCGAATACTTTATCCGATGCGATACAGAACTCGACTTGGCAACCGGAGATCTGGCCCGGCACCAAGTATCAAGCGTCACCGCTTGGCGGTCAGGAACCTTCTGTTGAGCCCCGCATGGCCTTCAACATGGCGAACAATACCGCAATTCCTATGAGCCCCGGTGATCCTATACTCGACACGGCGAACCGCTTAGCCGCGACTTACCCGCCGAATACTTCTGGTTACAAACCTTCATTCCCGCAGAACATGAGAACTCCGCGCCAGACACAATTACCGTACTTCCCTTCGCCCAATGGGCCGAACTTGCAGTCTGGCTGGCGTCCCGGCGGCAACCCTGATCTGCCCTACATCAGCCCGCATCTGCCGATCTCTCCCGGCGATCCCGGGTGGACCTCGCCGCCTTCGCCGTCTGGGCCGCACAATCCGCAAGGCGATCCGGCAAGGCCTGGGTATGATTTCTCGGGGGTTTCGCCCCTGGGCGTGGCGCCGGGAATGACGATCAACTCAGTTCAACCATGGATGAGATACCGCCAGGATTGACATGGGCGATTTTACAGACTTCTGCACTCAAATCGCCGACTGGGCGAACCGGCAGGACTGGTCGCCGCAGCTGGTGACGTCCTTCGTCCGCATGGCCGAACAGAAGTTCAACGCCGAGCTCCGCGTCGACCGGATGATCAATTTCTCATCCAACATCGTCACCTGCCGCTGCTCGACGCTGCCCGACGACTGGCTCGAAATGGAGTTCGTCGAGATCCAAAACGCCAATGGGGCGAACGGCTTTTTGCCGATCCGCTACAAGTCGAGAGACGAATTTTTCAATCTGCCTGACCGCTGGGCTTACGGCTTCTACACAATGGAGGGCCGCACGATCACTTTCGGCGGCACTCCCGACACGACCGAGGGCATTCAATACAACATCAAATATTTTGGCGAAGTGCCGGTGCTCTCAGACACCGTCCCAAGCTGGATCTACACGAAATACCCGAGCCTCTACCTGCACGCGGCGCTGATGCACGCCGACCTGCACGCGGTCGGCGAGGAGCAGCTCGCGGCCAATATGAAGGGCTTGGCCGAGGATGAAATCACCAAGCTCAACAACGATTACTTCCGGTCGCGGGCGAGCGGCTCGAGGCTGACCCGCACCCGGCGCAGGAGGTTCTAGTGACGGACCAGTGGGTCCCCGGGCCCCCGCCGGTCCCGCCGCAGTGGGTCAATCCGCTGCCGCCGTCGAACGATTGGAGCAACGCCGAGGGTTGCGCCGCCGCGCCGGGCCCAGCGATAGCCGAGAAGATCCTCATCACTGGCGTGCCGGCGACGGTCAGCTCGTTCTACTGGCAGGTTTCGCTCAACGACGGCTCGGCGCCGCCGAATTTCCAGATCAATCAGCTCGACGGCTCGGGCGGTTTCGTCTCGACCGCGGTGCAGATCTCGCCGGCTGAAATCTCGTTCAATGACCCGGTCATGCTGTCGCGCGATCCGGTCGAGCCAATGGAGGCGGCGACCAAGGAATACGTTGACACCCATGCGGGCGGCATTCCTGACGCGCCAGACAGTCAGACTTATGGGCGGACTTTAGGGGCTTGGAATGAGGTTGTCCCGGCCAGCGGCGGAACTTTTACCGGCCCGACCAGCCTGGGCGCCGGCGGCGCGGTCACGTCTGGCGCCCTTTTGTTTGCGGGCTCGGCGGTGCTTTCGCTGCCTGATGTCGCGCAACTGCAGATCAGCGGCGGCTCTTTCGGCCAGGTGCCAGCGACCGATGGAAACGGCAATCTGTCCTGGGTCACGCCGGTCACTGGCGGGCCCTATTTGCCCATTGCGGGCGGCACCGTCACCGGCTCGCTGACAGTCAATCAGGTTTTGACCGTGCAGGGCTCGAATAGCCTGGTGCTCAACGCGCCGAACGGCAACCAGCGCGCCATCCTTGGGCAGACTTCGACGCTGACGCGCTGGCAATTGCAGCTTGGCGACGGGACGAGCGAAGGGCTAAACAACACCGGCTCGAATTTCTCGCTCACGGCTTACGCCACTGCGGGCGGCTTCCTCGGCAATTGGCTGACCATCGCGCGGGCGGACGGCTCGACGGTGTTCAACGGGAGCGGCGTAACCATCGCGGGCGGGCTCGCGGTCAACGGGCTTTTGGCTCTCGCTAGTCCGAATAATTTAGCGATCTACGGCGGCTCAGCCGGTCAGGCGCTCACGACAAATGGCAGCGGCATTTTGTCGTGGACGACCATTTCCGGCGGCGGCGGGGCTTCGATCACTGTCAGCGATACACCCCCTTCCAGCCCTACCGTAGGGGCGTTGTGGTGGGACAGCGTCGGCGGCCAATTGTACGTCTGGTATGCGGACGCCAATTCCAGCCAATGGGTTCCGGCGACCAACACGCAGGGCGCGCAGGGGGTCCAAGGGCCGCAAGGGGCGACGGGTCCGGCGGGAGCGACGGGACCGGCTGGCCCAGCGGGGGCTGCGATTGGTGAGAACCGCCTCATCAATGGCGATATGCGGATCAATCAACGCGGCGTCGCGAGCGGGACTACGATCAATCTTTATACGGTTGATCGGTGGTTTTTTGGCGGGGCGTCGGCGCTGGCCGGTAAGTTGACCTGGGGGCAAAACCTTCTTTCGCCGAGCTTGCCGGTAGGTTTTCCTTATTGCTTAGGTTTCCAGTCGACATCAGCCTATTCGCCTGCAGCGAACGATAATTTATATCTATATCAAGCCATTGAAGCCGATGCGGTTGGCGATCTTGCCTTTGGTACGGCTAATGCTCAGCAAGTGACATTGTCGTTCTGGGCGATGTCGAGTTTAACAGGCACGTTTACTGGCGCTATTCGCAATAGTGCGGGCAATCGGGCTTGGCCTTTTACCTTCTCTATTCCGACTGCCAACACCTGGGTGAAGGCGTCGGTCACAATTCAAGGGGATTTAATTGGGACGTGGTTGACGACCGGGAATGGCGTTGGCTTGTTGGTTTCGTTTAATCTTGGTTCTGGTGTCAATTATCTTACCGCAGCGGGTGCGTGGGCGACGTTCAGTTGTATGGGCGTCACCGGCTCGGTCAATCTTGTCTCGACGCTCAACGCGACTTTCTACGTGACCGGCGTCAAGCTCGAAGTCGGCTCCGTAGCAACGTCATACAATCGGCAGTCGTTGGCGAAGTCTTTGGCCGATTGCCAGAGGTATTATCAGAAACTTGGCGGGGCGGCGGCGGCGGATATTTTGATTGAAGGATATGCAGGGGTCGCAGGGGCCACTGTGTCTTGTACGATTGGCTTTCAGTCGATGCGCGCTGCGCCAACCGCCACTGTTATTGGTAGTCCTGCACTTAGCAATGTTGCTTCCTACAGCTTATTCCCAGGTTTGTCGTCATTGGGGTTCAGGTTAACATCGACCGCTCTGGGTGGCGCTGGCCTGAATAGCTCGACTTCAGCTTACGTAACGTTGAGCGCGGAATTATGATCGACTTCCCCGCCAGCCCCACGCTCGGCCAGCAGTTCACCGCTGCGGGCGTCACTTGGACGTGGGACGGGACCAAGTGGACGTCGAGCGGTTTGAGCGTTGCTTACTTGCCGCTGGCGGGCGGGACGATGACCGGGCCGATTGTGCTTTCGGCCGATCCTGCCGCCGCGATGCAGCCTGTGACGCTGCAGTATTTCAACGCGCGCCCGATGATCGGCGACAACCGCATTATCAACGGCGACATGCGGATCGACCAGCGCAACAACGGGGCGGCGAGCGCGGCGGTCAATGCCTATACGGTTGATCGGTGGCAATATAGCAGCAATCAGAGTGGAAAGGGATCGTGGGGTCGTAATTTCGGGCCTCCTGGCGTGTTCGCGCTGGGGTTTCCTTATTGCCTCGGTTTTGGGTCGAGTTCGGCTTATACGCCGCTAACGGCGGATTATTTTGTTTTCCAGCAGGCCATCGAAGCGGACATGGTTAGTGATTTCGCGTGGGGAGGCGCGGGGGCACAACCCGTAACGCTGTCGTTCTGGGCTTTGGCATACCCATTGACCGGCACGTTTGGCGGGGCATTACGTAATGCTGCCAACACTCGCTCCTATCCGTTCACCTTTTCACTTCCAACGACTGGTACTTGGACGAAAATCGTCATCACCATTCCCGGCGATACGGCGGGGACGTGGGTTATGTCGGGCAACGCCGCTTCGATGGGCTTGACCTTCGATCTTGGCAGCGGGGCGAGCAATCGCGCTCCTGCGGGTGCGTGGGTGGCGGGAAATTATCTCGGTGCGAACGGCGCAGTCAGCGTCGTCGCCACTAATAGCGCGAGCTTCTATCTGACCGGCGTCAAGCTGGAGATCGGCAGCGTAGCGACGCCCTACAATCGGCAGTCGCTGGCCAAGAGCATGGCCGATTGCCAGAGGTATTACGCAACTAACAGTAATAACATCTGGACGGGCAATCCTACGTCTGGAAATGTTTACTATACTACATGGACTTTTCCGGTTCAGATGCGGGCTGGGCCAACTGTAACTCTCACATATGTGAACTCTATAAACTTTCCGGCCACAGCACCTACGACGCCACAAATTTCGACTACAGGTTTTCAGGCAAATAATACTTCAAATGCTGCTGGTTACGGGTTTTATCAATTCTCATACATCGCGTCAGCGGAGCTTTGACCATGACCTACACGCTTTCGTCTGCCCCCAACATCGTCATCCGCGACGAGGATCAGGCGCACATCCCGTTCGATCCAGACAACATCGACTATCAGGAATATCTGGCGTGGCTCGACGAGGGCAACGAGCCGACGCCCTACACGCCGCCGCCGCCATCGCCTGAGGGCGCAGTCGCCGACAGCGCCCAATCGCTCCAATTCGCCAACGCGAAATCGCTTGCGGCGCAGGGCCGCACCGATGAGGCGCTCGCCGCGCTGATCAACTTCATGGAGGCCCAGTCATGACTGCGACCATTATCTCGAACACGCCGCCGTTCGGCGCGCTGACCAACAAGACGGTCGCCAACTTGCGCGCCGCCAATGACGCGATCACCCGCCTGCAGGAGGCCGTCGCGGTCGCGGCCAGCGGCTACGAAGGCACACCCGGCACGGAATACGAGGGCGACGGCACCAATTTCGGCGTCCTGCCCAGCGACACGCCGGGCGACCAAGGCTCTGCCTACGCCTATGCGATGGGGCAGCTATCGAACGCCTGGGCGACGTTCTGGGACGCCGCACTGCCGTCGATCCAGCAGATCGACAATGGCGTGACCCTGCCCTGAAAGGTGAAGCGCCATGGCTGACACAACCACCGCGAACTACAACTTCGTTAAGCCTGAAGTCGGCGGGAGCGCGACTACGTGGGGGGCGAAGCTCAACTCCGACCTCGACATGATCGACGCCCAGCTGTTCACTTCCGCGGGCGCGCTCAACGCCAACAATTTGAACTTGAGCAACAACCCCGGCACCGGGGTTTTGGGGACGCTGACGTTCATCAACTCGACTGTTCCTACCGGCCAGCAAAAGCGGTGGGTGCTCGCCGAGGACGCCAGCGCCGAAGTCGGCGGTTCATCGGGCTCGAATTTCAGCTTGTCCGCCTACAACGACACCGGCGGGCTTCTGTCGACGCCGATGTCGATCAATCGCGCCAGCGGCGCGGTCACCTTCGGCAACGCCACCAGCTTTGTCGGCTTGGCGACATTCAACACCCTCAATGCGACCGGCACGGCGACCTTCGCCACCGCGAATGTCACCACGCTCGGCGTCACGACGCTCACCGCCAACGCAATCACCGGCAATTCCCTGGTCAGCAACGGTGCGCTGACCGTTGCGGGCGCGGGCTCGGTCAGCGGCGGCCTCACCGTGAGCAACAGCCTCTATGTGGCGAGCGGCCTCGCGACCTTGGCGGGCGGCGTCAATGGCGCGACCAACTTCAACAGCAATATTTCCGTCGCCGGCACGGGAACCTTCGGCGCTGTTGTCTCGACCGGAGTCATAAACGCAAGCGGAAATGTCAACGCCGCCAATTTTGTCCTGCCCGCCAATGGCGCGCTCGCCGGGCCGAACGGCGGCTCGATCATCTACGACGGCTCGAGTTGGTTGATGTCCTGCCCCAACGGCAATTTCCTGCTGGAGAACAACGGCGCCTTTAAGCCCGGCGGCGGCCCTTGGGCGACGCTGTCCGACGAGCGCGTCAAGACGGTGACGGGCGAGTACTCGTCTGGCCTCGACGAGGTGCTGCAGCTTCGTCCGATCATTTACACCTACAAAGGCAATGACGCGCTCACGGACGATCAGCCGTCGCCGCACCAGCACGCCGCGCAATCGGGCCAAGTGTTCGTCGGCTTCGTCGCCCAAGAACTCGAGCAGATTTTCCCCAGCATGGTGAGCCAGCATGCTGGCTTCATCGACGGTCGGAGAGTGAGCGATCTCAGGAGCGTCGACACCACCGAATTGATTTACGCCCTGATCAACAGCGTCAAGCAACTCAAAGCCGAGATCGAAGCGCTGAAGCGATGAGCAGCCAGTTCAAACCGATCCAAATTCCAGCCGGCGTCATGGCGATGGCGACTAAAAAAATGCAGTCGTCGAACTGGAGCGAGGTCAACCTAGTTCGCTGGCGCGAGGGCCAGCTCATGCTGATGGGCGGTCAGGCGCAATACAGCAACATCGTCGACGGGGTCGAGACATATCAATTCGCCTCGCGCTGCAAGCGCATCCATGGGTGGTACGGGCTCGATGGGGTCTACCGCATCGCGTACCTGTGCGAGGCGAACTTATACGTCGACGAAGGCGGAACGCTGACCGACATCTCGCCTGGAAGCGATCCGACAGATGTCGATTACAGCGACGGCGACTACAGCATCGGCCTTTATTCCGGCGCGACCACTCAGCCCATAACCCCGCCATTGAGCCTCAGCGGCGGCTATAGCGACGATCTTTACAGCTCTGCGACTTATGGCACGCCGCGCGTCGAGAACACCGCCGTCCAGATCGACAAAATCCCCGACGCCTATTCTTTGGATAATTTCGGCAGCATTCTCTACGCCATGACCTCGGCCGACGGGCGGCTCTTGATGTGGGATCCTGCGGTCGGCGGCGCCGCAGTGGTTCAGCCTGCGGATGACGGGCGCGGCCCGGTGCCGCAGGGCCGGGGTTTTGTGGTGACGCAAGAGCGTTTCATCATGATTTTCGGCTCGACCAACGACGGCACGGTTGGCGGCGGCTCGGCGCGGCGCTTCGCCTGGTGCGACCAGGAAAACCCGGGCGCGTGGGACTATTCCAACGTCACTTCGCAGGCCGGGTTTCTCGACATCGAGCCGGCGAGCCCGATCATCGCGGCGATCGAAACCCGGGTTGGCGTCCTGATGTGGACCGGCAAGAAGGCCTACGTCAGCCAGTTCCTGGGGGTTCCGTACATTTACAATTATGTCGAGCTCTCCGACGCCTGCACTCCTTGGTCGCCGCAGTCGATGTCGACCACGTCATCGTTGACCCTATGGATGAGCGAGCAGGGGCTATTCAGCTTCGACGGCACCTCGATCATGCCGGTGCAGTGCATGGTCCGTCCGTGGATCGACAAGAACATCGACCCGATCGCGGTGCGCGAATTGTCGTTCGCCGCGCACCTCGGCGAGTTCAATGAATGGTGGTGGTTTTTCCCCACCCTAGGCAGTCCGTTCAACGCTCGGGCGGCAATCTACAATTACAAGGAGGGATGGTGGACGCAGGTGCAAATGTCGCGCTCGGCCGGCATCACCAGCTCCTACACCGCGCACCCGATTTTCGCCGATGATTTTGTCGCCTTCGAGCACGAAATCGATGCGACTTTCGGCGCGACTTACGCCAATGCCTCGATGCCGGTGGTCTTGCCGTTCGCCGAGAGCTTCGACCTCAACATCAATGCCGGCGCCAAGCTGACCACGATCAAGCAGATAATCCCCGACGTCGAGGCGCTCGAGGCCACCAACCCGACCGCCATTGCCAACGCCATCGCGAATTTGCGTTACTCGTTATTCTACCGAAACAGCCGCAGCCTGGGCGCGCCAGAGCTGCAAACGCCGCTGATCACGCCGCGCCCCGACGGCTATGTCGACTTCCGCGCCACCGGCCGCGACCTGCGGCTGCGCATCGACGTGGCGAGCTCGGTCATTCAATCCTTCACGCTCGGCCAGCATCTGATCGACGCCGTGCCGCGAGGAGATCGCTGATGGCGCAGCAGCAACCCCGGACGATCCAGCCGCCGCCCACTCTGCCGAGCATGCCCGACGTCAGCTCGACGCTGACCAACTATCTGAGCACCTTCTCGCTGTGGTGTCGGCATGGCTTCGCCGACAAGATCAGCGCCTCGACGGCCCAGCCAGGGCTGATGTTGCAGGCCTACGACGCCCCGGCCGGGACGATCCCGGCGGTGTTCATGATCCAGGTCCAGACTGACGGGACGATCGTCGCCACGCCGATGGGGCTCGGGAGCGGCAAGCCATGACCGCGACGGTCTATCACCGCAAAATGGCGCGCGCGCTCGACCGCATGGGCGGCTTGTTCACGCTCAATGACATCCTGACGGCGATCAGCGAAGGCCGGATGCAAAGCTTCGTCCACAACAACAGCTGGGCGATCACGCAAGTGAATCAGTATCCGCGCGCCCGCACGCTGCAGCTCGTCGCCATGGTC